TCAACTTTGTCCCTTATAGACGTTCTGCCATACGACGATGGAACCTACCTTAACAAATGATTCTTCGGTCAGGCTTCTATTAGTACCGCCATATACAATCGGTATCCCAGTACTGGGTGAAGTACTTCGAGAGTTAACCGTCCCAGTACTGGGATAGTTTACCCCCTGATCTCCAACACGCATCATCTGGGAGGATGCAACGTAAGATAGTGCTGCTACACCAACACCAATAGCGATAGATGCAGCAAGACCTACGGCTGCATAGGCAGCGGCGGCGGCTGATGCACCTGCTATTACTGCTGTTAATACGGCTGCTACTGCCATGTTATTTCCCTCCGAATCTATAAATTTTATAATTGTTTTCTATTGGTTCATATTTCATTACTGCATAAACACCATCGATTGAAATGATTACTTTGCCTCTCCAGTACACAGTAGATTGGGAGCCAGTAATTAGGATATCCCCATCAAATGGTTCTACTTGTTTTGTACCCAGATCATTACATAGGGCATTTAGTGATTTATATGAACAATGTTCTTTTGCGTACTTTCGACCGCCAGTAGGTGACGTATATCTCTGATAGATTTCGTCCCTGTAATTTGTACCAAGAAGCATATCAATAACAGTCAGCGACATGATATGACAATCATTTTCACCGTATACAATTGGCTGACCGATTAGAGTACTAAGATATTCTGTAATAAATCCATTCATTATTTTTTACTCGCTTGCCAAAACTGTTCTGAACTATTTAGTATTCCGATTAGGTCAAAGAACTTATCACCCTTGTGGGTTGATTGGTGAATTGATGTACTTGATAGTAGACGTTGTGTCTGGTCTAATTTCTTCCATATAGAATTAAGATTAACAGTGGTTTCATTCTGTGTGTTAGTTCCATCTACAGAAAAATCACTGCTAAAATAATCTATATACCCACTAAAAATACGATAACGGTAAAGAAGTGCACCTGTTGCAGGGTTAACGATCCCCATCCAGATATTAACTTTGGCATCTTTCCACAATCCTCTTAAAGCAAGGGAAAGATAATCCTGGCTTACGTTACTAATCTTAAACGTAGTACCGGTATTATTAATCTGATTCTTTTCTACATAGTTCGCAAAGGATGAATCAATTAGATCTGGAATTGGTTTATATACAATGCCATTAATATTCTGTTCTACTACTGCATCAGTAAGATATAAATTACTTCCTGTAGGAGGTAACAGATCAATCAGTTTTACCATGATTCCACACTGGTATAATTCCCTTTCTGTAAGAACTGACTTATTATCACCTCTCATTAGATTCCAGTACTTTACTAATTCTGGGTTACTTAGTACATCGTTTGGAATTGCCATATTACCCCCTTATATTCTCAGTTGCCGTAATTGTCATCTCAATAATATTTGTACTTGGTAGATCATATGTAGAGTTAGCAGGTGTAAGAATAAAAGAACCCATTAGATTATCGTATTTTACAGTTTCCCCTATCTGGAGATTTCGGATCAGTCCAGGGTAGATATTCAGAGTCGTTCCACTACGGGCAATAACACGATAGAGTTTTTTGTGTCCTGAGAATTGAATTAAATCACCAGGGGAAAGGTTATTAGTATTGGTCTGAATAGATGTAGCTCCGGCAGTACGGGCTGCTGTTACCTGTATACCCGTCGCCTGATTGCCTGAATAATCGCCCCACCAACCAAGAGACATATCAAAAGGTCTGCCACTAGAATAGAGTGCAAGAAAGTTTGTTAAATCGGTTCTGTATTTTTTATTTGTTGTAACCTTAAAACTTATGCTGAAGTACTGTGTTCCGACAATACGGGTAATTACCTCACCAGACCATGTTTTGTTTTGGTATTGGGGGATATTATCAGAAAGTATAAAATCACTTATTAGAGAGTTATTAAACATATATTTTCCTTATAAAGCCCACATGAATGTGGGCATACTGTATTTACTTAGACGTTCCTCTGTTGGCTTTTACGTACTGCCTGAGTGATAGTATCGGCGTGTTTATCACACATACTCTGGAATTTTGAATCTGTGAGTTCTCCGGCACCCTGAATAATTAAAGGGGCATCAATTTTAATATCACCGCCTTTATCACCACCCTTATTATTCAAGTACTGTGTCAAGTCCTGGTTCAGAGATTTACCTACAACACGTTCACCTTTTTCAAGATTATATGTACCAGTCTTCGGTAGTGAGTCCCAGCCATCATGTGCCTGCCCTTCAATCTTTGTACCCTTAATCGTACTGACAATATTGGCACCTTCGGCAGCTACTTTAAGCCCTGCTGGAATCCCCATAGGCCATCCAAGTTTCATAGCCTCTGAAATACCCTGCTGAATATTGATAATAGACTGGGCAACTGCGATCCCTTTGCTCATTGCAAATGCAGCTTTTGCCATAGCATTACTTTCACCAAATACACCTGCAAGAGTAGTACCGAGATCCTGAGCACCCGTTGCATACATAGAAAGTGTCTTTTGCTGGGCATCAATATTAGCCTGACTCATTTTGTCTGTAGTAGATTGTTGAATTGCTACCATGCGATCTTGGTAATCCTGATAACTTAATAACTTCTGTTCATACAGACTTTGATTCAGTGCTAATTCGGCCTGTCCTTCTGTTGCTAATGTATCGAGCGTGTTCTGATCGGCACTCATATTGAATGGATCTTGATTAAGTCCCATACGTTCGTTTTGACCTGCCAGTACTGAATTAAGGTCTTTCCCTGACATAGAACCACCAATTGCTGAAATATTCTGGGCAAGTTTAAGTGGGTCACTTTCGGTGAGCATTGAATCAACCATTTCTTTATACAGGCGTTTACGTGAATCAGTCTGCTTTCTTAATAGTTCAGTCTTTTCAGCTTCAGTTTTACCGAGAGTAGTTGCACTTGTTTTAATGCGTTGTTCTATTTCATCCTGGGTCTTATTAAATTGCTGTAGCTGGAGGGCAGCACCATTACCTGCAATACCATTCATAGTCTGTTCCAGTACTTTGGCAGCCTGAATACGATCCTTTGCGGCCTTATCACTGGCTTTTTTCGCTTCTTCCCCTGCTTTACCATCATCAAAGTTAGAACGCTCTTTTGTCGTTCCTGTATATGCCTTTGTGGTTGGTTTATAGTCTTCCTGAGAATATCCACGGGCAAGGGCAGCAAGACCACCAATACCTGGGCCTAGTGGTGAGAAAACTGCATCGGCTGCTGTCTGTACGTGTTTACGTCCTTTTGCTATTTGCTCTGGTGTAAACTCGGGTAATTCAAGGCCAATCTTTGAGCCTACATTACGGATCATGTCATAGAATTTAATTACCTGATCGTATAACGACTGTATGATCGTATTATTTGAATCCCAGTTAAAGAATGAATTAATAAACTCAACTGCTTTTGTTTTGAGGTTGTCAAACCATTGATATATTTCCTTACAGGCTTTTACGAGTCCATTAAAAATATCAATGAGGGGTGTAACAATTTCAAATGCAAGAGTTTTCAGTCCACTACCAAGACCTGAAGTATTCTGACTTAACAGATCAAATGTTTTTGCCTGTTCATTAGTCATTGCTACGTTCTGGGCTGCAAGAGAGTTATTAAATTCAATCTCACTGTTAAAAGAGTTGAATGTCGGTATTAGTTTTGCAGCATCACCACCGAGGGCGTTGATCATATTTGTTATTTCGGCAAGATTTGCACCATTCTTTTTCATATCAAAAAAGACTTTTGACAATGCCTGTAAACCACCATCTGCCTGTTTTAATGTCGGTATTAGGCTATTTACATCTACGCCGAATGTTTTTAAGTCGGCACCAACACCAGAACCGTCAGCAGACGCAATACCAAGCTGGTCCATCACTGCTTCGTTAATCGAACCAACTTCTTCCATAGATAATCCTATGGTTTTGAATGCTCCTGACCACTGCTGAAGTTGCTCGGCACTCAGTCCGGTTGTACGGGTCAATGCGTTGATCTCGTTTGCAAGACCAATTGTATATGTAGTCAGTGCTGTAATAGCTGTAATTGCCAAGGTTGCCGCATTACCAACACCACCAAGACCAGTTGCCATTGTGCTTAGTCCACCACTAATACCACCAAATACACCACCAGCACGATCACCAAAGTCGGCAAGTCCATTGCCAGCACTTTTTAAAGATTTTTGTAACCCAGATTCATCACCAGTGATTTCAAAAATCATCTGTTGTTTATTCCCTGCCATATTATTTTCTTCCCATCCAGTTTAACATGTTAGCTCTCTGTTCTTCGGCGATCCGTTTCTCTCTCTCTTCGGCTTGTTCTTTAATGGTCTTATTGTTGATGATATTAAGAGAATCCAATTCTGTGATACTGAATTTCTTTAAGTCTTCCTTCTTAATATTCCCAGTACTGAGCCATATAGCCTGGAGTATTTCGGTATGTCTTACCTGTTCAATTCTGGAAGAATTTGGTTCTACAAAAGTGTCATATACAAATAGATAGATAAAAAGCGAAAAGGGCATGGTGCAGAGATCTTCCACACCACACCCTTTTGTCATCAGCATTTTTAGAGAAAGTTTAAGAAACGGATCGCCCCTTACTTTTTTTCAATTTCTTCAATATTCATAGCTTCGGTAAAAATACGCGTGATTTCGGTATTAAGTTTGATTTGATAAACCATGTCAATTTCGCTCTCTACCTGTTCTGGTGATTTAAAAAGTTGTTTACCATTGGCATCAACTACACAGTAATGGATTGTAGTGTACGGGTCACTACATTCACTATACTTAGAAATAGCTGGAAGACGAATATAAACAGTAAACCCCGGAGCAAGTTCAAAGGCATGTTTTTTGACACCAATTGCTGTCATTAGATTAGATAGATCCATGTGTATTTTTTCCTTATTATGATTATTTTATATTATGGTTTTGCTGCAATTTCACCAACTGCTACAGGTTCGCCCGTGATTGTCATAACAAATTCACGTGTTGCTACAGCGTCAAAATCGCCACCGACAACATCAGAACTAATATAGCCATTAACTATCGAGTAATAACCCACTCCATCGGTATCAGCGATGTTTTCGTAATAAGTTACTTTTACCTGCATAAGCGTCTGTTTTTGAGCTGCGGTAACTAACATCTCTTGACCTACTGCCCCTGGTTTCCAGTTCACCGATAGGGTTAGATCTGGCACAGAACGAGATCCTAAAAGCTTCTGTGCGTACTGCTTACCAAATGTATTTACTGAGATAATTGTAGACTCAGCACCTGCTGCTGCCGGGAAAGCTGCAACTTCTTCAATTACTGTAAAAGTGGTTGCCTGACCACCACCTGCTGGTGCTTCTGCAATTTCTACTACAACGTTATTCGCTGCGAAAATTCGATTAAAAGCCATTTTAATTTCCTTATTTAATTAGGGTAACGTCCTGTTACCCGTTTCCTTTTTTTATTTATGAAGATTGTAGTAATGCACATATAGCCCCAATCCGCGTAAAAGTTCACCCGAATAGAAACCAAAGAACATACTATTGTTTTCGGCAGTTGTTTCATTACCTGTTCTGATTGACGCAGGCCATGTACCATTCATTACATGATTTGGTGAAATAACTGCATAGTTAAGTTGTATTTCATCAAATAGTAATTGAATTAGCTCATGATCTGGATATCCGGCGATAGCCATCATACATGCCCCTGCTAACCATAGACCGGACATATGAGGGGTAAAGCCATCATATTCTACAGAACCATTATCCCTAAAATAGGTAGGAGCTTTACCGCCATTATTTTTCATGAACCATTTTAGATAGTTCATCCAGTTCTGGCAGAAAGATATTAGTTTAGGAGGTATTACAGTACTGTCTTGTCGTGACCATAATTCATGTACTGCATCACACCCACCAAAGAAAGCCCTTGGTTCGTATCCACTCCATGCTTCGGCGTACCAGTGCTGCATTATGAATTGATCTGGCTTACCATCAGGGGCATATGCTAAAGCGTCCTGTCTGTTCCATACGAAAGCCTGTGCACATGGTCCTGGTAATGATGGTTTAAATTTATTTGTAAACCATGCCTGAGAATCATATAGAAAATTGATACTGTTATTTAAGCGAGTATGATCTATTTCTGTTCCTTTAAAGCACCAGATCGCCGGTAGTTGATAACCCGGATACGGTAGACCACGCCACCCAGAATATAACTGGGCATAGGGATCGGTAATGTTAGAGAACGGAATTAAACCCGGAGTATACGCAAGACTATCTAGCATATAATCCTTAATAGTACAGTCACCTAAACGGGCTGTGTAACCATTACCAGTTGTGTCGTTAAACGTAAGCAGTACTGTGACCGAATAATCACCTGTCCCACCATCTGTATACATCGCAGGCAAATCATTAATACAATACCAGTCAATCTTCCCATTCACACCATTTACTGGATCTGCATCAAGTAGCAGTGTGAAAGATTCACGGTTCGTTAGTACTGGGCTTGCGGGAATAGGATCAGGTTGAATCCATTCTCCTGGGTTATCTGGATCTTCAATTTCGGGGTGATCGGGTTGATAACCGTTTAGTTTGAAGTCAGCAATAGTAAAAGTCTTTGTAACCCATTCACCATTTGTTGCAGGGAGCATAGCCCACCAACGCCATTTATTATCATCACTTATACGAAAGTTAAAATCATCATCATATGAACGATAGGTAAAAGATTGAATATTGGCAGTCTCTGGTGTGAATATCCAAAACCCCACCACCTGTCCCCCGTCACCATCCATTGTTGTAGACACGACGTTATCGTAATAATTTCCAAGTACTCCACTCTGATATTCAAAGTTTGTTACCGTGTTATCTCCATAATCGGCGATCATACGTAGATCAGCAGTCATATAATTAGAGCCATCTGGTTTCATTACACGTGTAAAACGATTCATAGGAATGTCCATTGTAGTGATAGAGCCATCTGGATTAGTCATTGGTAGACCACACCGATAATCAATTGCACCTTCTTCTGTTTTTGTTTTATTCACTGTGACTTCAGCAGAAACTGACATTGCAGTACTGGTATTATCAACACCACCATATTCAATATGAAACTTTGAGTTATTATTGAATTTAAACCAGATTGATTGTTGTTCTAACATCGTCTGTGCGGATGCACTTTGATTTATTACAATATAACCCTGTGCATCACGGGAATATGATGCTACTTGCTCACTTGGGTAGAAGTAGTCGTATGAAATACCATCAGTAAAAGGTGTTACGGCAATAGTAGATTTACGAAAGAACATATCGTACTTGTCAATATCTGAATATCCATAACAGGTTAATAGTGCACATTGCCACGCAAGATAATACTGGCGTTCTCCTGTAATATCCCAAAGTAGCTTGGCTGCCTGACAAAACCATAATTCGGCATCTGATGCATTATCAGAGAAGTCCAAAGAACCATAGTTATCAATCGGTACGTGTACAGGTCGGTTATGCCAGCGTTCATTACGCTTGAACATATACCCGCCATGTTCTACAGGGTTTCGGGTTGCATAGTTAAAACGATATTCACCAGTAATGGTTTTATTCTTTAACTGTACTGTACCTTCCTGACCAGTTAGACCGGATTGCAGTACAGTGCCGTTTGAGTCTACCTTACGTCCGGTACGATCAATGATCCATTCGACGTCATAGGTTGGTGCTTTAGTGTCCCAGTCTATTGAGTCTTCATTGGCAAGCCACAGATAAGCAGTTGCGTTAACCTGATTCCAGCCAAGTCCCGCACGCTTAGGGAAGGCAAACCATACTGCATCGAGGTATTCACCCCAGTGTGGTGCACCATGTGGGATCTTTGTAAGGCCATTAGCCCATGTGAATAGTGTCCCTTTAAAACCGCCATGCGTCGGATATTCTGGATCTAATGGGTAGTGTGCCAGTACTGGAGCCTTCCCATTACAAATCCAATTACAGCGTAGTGATGAACTCGGTGGATCTGGAAATGGTGCACCACGATAGAACGCCTTGTGATATGCGTTAAAGTACTCTTTTGCCTTCTGTAGATAGAAAGGGTCTTTAGTTGCCTGATACACATATATTGCCCCCAGAATCTGGAGGCTTTGACCTTCTGTAGTTGCATCACCTTCCGGCTGTGCCTCCCATCCAGTTTCTGCAATAAAGTGACGGTTGTTTGCAAGTACATTATCTGGGTTTAATACATAGTGCTGTGTCTTATTATTTGTTGTAAGGCCAGTATTACGTGCCAAGAACTTAAACTGACCTTCGATCATTTGATATGCATTATCTATATTGTGTGGTTTCATTATTTCATATCTGCCATTAGTAGAGAGCCGTACCAAGTACTACCCCCGTCTACTGTGACAAACTGAAATACATCAGTAGAATCTTTTGTAAAGGTTAATACTGGAACACGCCCATAAGACCATAAAATGTTTGTAGGCCAGGATATTTTATTTGCCCCTGTACCCTGCTTAATAAGCACCTGAAATGTTTGACTCTTTTTGTCATTACCACTTGCATTTAGTACAGAGAAGTTTGACGTTGGTTGTGATAGAGTCACGGTGAATGTAGTTTTACTATCACTCAAATCTATTTCTAATGAATTATTTACAAGGGTATTTAGTTTAAGAATATCATCTACAATTGTTACCTTCGTATCAATATCTTCCTTCAGAACCTTGTCTTTGTCATCGATCTGTTTCTTTGAATATGTTCCTACATCATCAAAATTCAGTACTATATTACTGTTAAGAGCATACCCGTTAATAGTGGTGATACGTAGTGCAAATAGATCATTTGACTGGGTACGTGAGTACACATCAGGAATATCAGCAGCAACTAATTGAATGTTAGTTCCTGATAATGGCTTATTGTTGATTAAGTATGTTTTTGGTACATATGTGTTATTAGTAAAAACAATACTTGCCATATCTGGGAGTTGTGCGGCTGTCAGTGTTATATTCTGGGAAAGACTTAAACCGTTAACAGTAGTTGTTTTTTTAACAAATGAAGTATCAACCTGAGTCTGTGAATACACATCAAGAATATCTGCGGCAACTAAGTTTAATGCCGTACCGGATAGTGCATGACCGTTTAACTGGAATACTTTTGGGACTACGTTCTGATCTATATACGTCTTACTGTATACATCAGCGATATCAGAAGCCAGTAGTGTAATATTAGCAGTTAGTGGTTTGCTATTGATAGTACGGGTAATCGGTACGTAGTCTGCAAGGGATGCACTTGATGCAGCACCCAGTTCTGTCAGTGTAGGTTTATCAGCACTGGTATAGACCTTGTACCATGCCCCCATAGATGCACCATAGTTACGCACGTTAATTATTGGCGTACCTGTCTTACTGATAACCAATTGTGTACCAAAGTTCGAATCAAGGTTATTAATACCGAGTACATCTGTCCCTGTTGGTGAACCTGCACCAGGGATCTTAATAAAAGCATTACCGTCACGCCCCTGATAACTTGGAAACTCAATACCGTTTGCACCTACGCCCCAGTCTCCGCGATTTAGAGGGACTATCGTACTGTCAAGAATACCCGAAGAAAGTTGTTCGTTTGGGGTGAATACGTAGGAACGGGAAGTAACAGAATCATAATCACCACTGGTGGATACAGAAGCCAGATAACCATTATAAAGTGCATAGTTAACCGTAAGGTCATTCTGTCCTTCATCGGGGATCTCTACCTTCATTTGTACTAATTGGCGACTTTTTACGATGTCATCAAGAAACTTATGTTTAGCAGGAACCCAGTTAACCGTAATAGTGACATCACCATATGTGCTATCACCTGCTACTTTTTCGATGTATTCAGAGTCATATGTTTCAATAGCAAGGGTTGCAGTACTGTGACCGAATGAAGGGAACCCGCTTAATTCTGGTACTTCTTTAAATCCCTTCGATTTGGGGTCACTGTTTAATGTGTCGGTGTTAATCCATACACTTGTGTTGTTAGTAATAAAAGCCATAAATTATTCCCCATAGCTAAAAGATATAGTTTGTGTATGCACATACATCGTATTAGTTGCTTCGGCCTGGGTAGTCATTAAGCTCTCTTCCAGAACAACATTGAAAACATCCATTGGAAGTAGTTTGTTCAATTCATTAATAAAACCACTTGCATAGATTGCATCAATCACTTTACTAATTTCATCTGATGCAAGTTTATAATTTTCGCCTACTGCTACAAAGTCCACTCTAAATTCACAGAGATAATTAATCCCACGTGGTATTAATTGACCATTAATTAATGTATTTGCTTTTTGAATGCGTGAACGTGTTACAGTACTGTCACCGATGTATAACATTGGTTTGTCGTCTACCGTTGCTCTCGATTGATATTGAAGATTTACCAAAGTACTGAGATTATTAATCAAAAATTTCCGTATTGTGTAGTCTGAAGTTCGCATTATATATCCTTATCAAGATCAATTTTTTGAATGTAGAAATAGTTAGAGATGCCGCTAAGGTCATCCTCTATTCTATTTACGACATACTCAGTCCCTTTAAGCGTGAAAGTACTGTACTGAATTAATCCAGAATAAGATGTGAAATATGAAACTACGGTATTTGTATCTTCAAAAAAAATCTCGTCACGCTCGAAAATAGCAGTAACTGTACTTGCTACTCCATTCTGACATATGACGAGATTTTCACCGAAAGCATCCAGAAACTGATTTTTCTGTGTGTTAATGAATGCTCTCATAGTTATTAAGCCTTAGCTTTTAGATTTAGGAAGTACTCAGGACGGGACAATGCAACGTCTAGGTAATCCCAAACACGATACGCTACTAGTGCACGGTTACGGTAGGTAGTAGTATCCATGTCGATTTCTTGACCAGACCACTGTGCAATATAGAGCTGGGAGAAGTCACCGATCAGTACTGAACCGTCTGGAACGTTCTCGGACACGATTACTAATAGTTCACCACCAATAGTGCGACCTGCATCAGTCTGTGGACCAACCATCATAATTGCAGCGTGATTGCCTGCGATTGGTTGTAGACGGAATGCTGCAACTTGCTTAGAGTTCATTACTGCAACACAAGTAGCGGTGTCTACATTAGCGGTGCCGAGTTTTGCCATTGCAGCTTGTAGGTCAGCTTCGTCGATAATACCAGATGCAGCGGAATCCAGTACTGGAGCCTTTGCGAGTACTTCACCGAATACGAAAGATTCTAGGCCAACTGCGGCATGACGTAGTAATTCAGCTTCTACAAATGCTTCAGCGTTTGGAGAGGTTAGGATCAGACTTTTTGAAACTGGGATCTCACCTGCGAAGATTTTCGGGGACATAATCATTGAACCGAATTCTGCAACACTGGACGCAACCGCTTCGCCTTCTTTGTAGAATTTAAATGCAGGTGTAACACCTTTTGCTACTGGTAGATTTAGTACACCACGACCCGCTAGACCGGAAATAACAGTTGGGTTTAGTTTTACCAGTACTGAACGCTTCAGTAGTTCTGGAATGTAAGTATCTGCATATACTTGTTGTACCAGATCATTACCAGTTGCTGGGGTAGTTTCTGCACCAGTGAAATTACGAATAAAACCACCGTTGATACCACGTTCAGCACCTTCAAATTGTACTTCGCGATCTTGTTTTGCGGCTTCGACCATTGCCTTAATTAGATTTTTATCCATCTTTTTGTTTTCCTTAACGTTAGGGTTTTGTTTTTCAGTACTGCGAATTTGTTCCTTAAATTCTTCCGTACTAGTATTTGTATTTATGGCTGTAGTAATAATGCTTTCTTCAATATTGAAAGTACTACCGATACTACGAATTTCATTTACGCGAATTGAATCATCAGCTTCTGGTTCTTCAATTACTTCTTCAGTACTGGATTCTTCTTCCAGTACTGGTTCAGTAATCTCTTCTTCTGGTTCAACTACGGTAATAACTTCTTCTTGTACTTCTTCAACTTCCTGTAATTCAGGTTCAGTAATTACTTCTTCTTCCAGTACTGGTTCAGTAATCTCTTCTTCAGTACCTTGATTATGTTCATCCATGAATTGATTTTCCTCTTCGTTTTGTACATCTGTATTTATAGTTGGAAGAGAACGATTAATTCTGGAACCTACATAATCAGCGGGGCAAGCTACACTACTGATTTCATATGGCATCCAGCGGGTAACAATTAACTTGATACCATCGATGTAATAATCAAGAATGTTATAACCAACACTAATACCATCACGCATGCCTTTTTTAACCATGTCATAGATATATGATTCAGTGTCATAAAAACTTACTTCAGCACGTGCTACGCGGTCGGTATCAATGGAAGCATTAAGTACTGAACCAATTTGTTTTTCCTGGTCATGGTCAATTAGTAGTGGGCACATGTATTGATTAATACGGGAAAGATCAACGTTATCAGTACCACATAGCAGTACTTCATCATATACCTTACCGTTTATTTCACGTTGTACGGGGAATTCACTTGCAAATGCAATACTAACGATACCGTCATTACTGATTGTCTGTGCTTGAATCGCCCTCGTCTGGTTGTTTAGTTCCATCTGTTTCTTCCTTAGTAATCTGCTCATGGGTTAGTACTGGTGAATAGCCCATCTCAGAAATTATTTGTTCTTTACTCTTTAATCCATTTTCCATTGCGAGAATCTCAGTCTGTAAATCTTTCAGTGGGTCTAGACTAATATGACGTTGTGGAATGAAATTACATTCAGTTAGTTCAGTAAATTTACTAAATGGCAAATCCTTCAACATCGGGTTATTTAGCATTTCATTCTTGAGCCACTTAATATACAAAGGTTGAAGTACTGACTTAACCAGGTTGTTTTGTTTTGCAAGAAATGTATTTTGCTGAATTTTGTCTGTTAACTTCGAGGCACTGAATGATGCCCCTGCGGTCGAACCTGTTAACGTCTGTGGTGTAAGATCGAGTGACATCCCTATGAAAATCAACTGGTTATCTAGAAATTCCTGTAGTGCGTCGAATGTTTGTGATGGACTGAGTGACTTCACATCTTGACCCTCACGAAGTTCTAACAGTACTCCACCCTCCATACGTGCAACCTGGTATTCATCTACATCAGAATCGTCATCATCATCAATATCTTCAAATGATGCATCACGTGACGCATTCGTGATAAAACCCATGCTTTCCGCTGCTAATTGTCGCGTCTTGATTGACGCCCTCATGAATTTATCCAGGTCTGCCAGTAGTCCAGTACCGCAAAATATATCGGGAATGCCGCGTTGCTGTTCTGGATAGTCAGTACTGAATAAGTGAAGGATCTCTTCTGCGGGTACACGTTCTGCTTCAGTACTAACTGAGTACGATACGGGGTCATATTGTGTTAGAAAGTAAGCAACGGGTTTACCAGTGCCTTTTTCAAACTCAATACCATTTGAACGATAGTTACCATTACTTAGCCATTGATTACCTTTCGTATCAATTACAGTACTGTCTAGTACTTCAATCTTCATACCAGGATGGATACGAATAAAACAACTACCATCAATTGAACGTGTCTTCTCTACCAGTGACTGGAATTTGGACATTTCAAGTTTTCCATTTAGGGAAAAACGTGCGGGGTCTTCACACCATGAGTAGAACGCATCGGCGAGACGTTTATTAATATCATTATTAACATTGTCATCTTCAGCAACGTGAACACATGGACGATACGTAATACCATTTGCACCACATACACTACTGGCATTCTGTGCAATATACTTCTTATGAATTGGGTTACTCATACTAAGCTGGCGACTTTGTAGTACTGCCGTGTTCAATACACGGTTAATTACGGCATTGATCGAGCCACTCTTACCAACTGCACCAAATGTACCAAGTTGTGCGGCTGCGTTACCGTTACCGATGGAAGAAATGGAACGTTTGGTTTCAATACCTAAATTACCAAGTACTGGTTCAGTACGTATTTTTGCCTTACCAATATATAGTTTTGGTTCTTCTTTTGGCTGTTCCTTTGCCTTTCTAAAATTAAAATTAAACATATTCCCCTCTTATCTTGTAAAACGTGTAATTGATTTGATGGGGTTGCCCGTCTTAACTTTTCGTACACGTGCCTTTTCATCTGCAAGTTTCTTTGCATATACTTGTCGCATACGGTAAAGTACTTCAGCACTTTCTGTTACTAGTGTTTTATTATTAATGGTAAGTTGTGTAGTACCACCCCCAAGAATCTTGGATTCAATAACCATATCAATTTCATCGATCAATTCCTGTAACTGATTTATTTTATTTGCTGCTTCAAGTGGATCTTTAACAGTGAAAAGTTGTACAGACATACTACCATCGCTAATAATTGCAGTACTGACACCAGCTACCCATTGAGATGTATCAATGGGTAAATTTGGAAAGTATTCTTGCTCATTACCTTTTGCATCAATGATTTTAATCGTTGCTGTTGATGGGAAGTCTAGTACTATAGTTTCACCAATAAAGATCGGGCTAGTTAAGTCCGTCTTACGTGGATTCATATTAATTCCTTATTAAAACCAGTTACGATTATTAAGTGCTGAAAGTCCTTTTTTCTTAGGTTTTGATTTCTGCTTCTCTTTCTGTACTGGTTGTTGTTCTGCTTTAGTTTTTATGGATTCTTCTACTTTAGTATTTAGTTCTTTTTGTTTAGCTCTATACTCTCGCAACTTCCTATACGGTTGTGCACCAAGTGCCTGTATCTTGTGATCAATCGCTGCTAATGAGTAGACGAGCGTATCGAGACATTCGTTACGCTCTCCATTTGGATTCTCCCATACCATCACTGAACCTTTTCGTACTAGTTTTTCTGCTGTAAGTTGGAGGAAGTAATCATCGACAAGGGAATGACTGAAGTGTATATTAGTACTATACTCTCCCCCTTCACATGCCTGTCGTAATAACTTCTTAACCTGGTGCTTCAGTACTTGAGTATTAATATTAACCAGTTGATGTCCTGCCGTTGTGGAATCCTTCGTGATGGGACCAGTCTGTGTGTTTGCACCCTTAATTGCATGCCATCGTCCCCCACTGGAAGAACAAAAGCGATATATGGAACTGGTTGCAGATCCGTTTGAGCTATCAATAAAGGATCTCAGTACTGGTACTTTTCTACCTGAAGTGGTTTTAAATATACTCTTACTATAATTAAGTAGTTCAGTATATGCCTTATCTTCATACTTAGTACAATCGACACCATAAAACATACGGTGGTCCAGAACCCATATATTCTTTTCATCAAATGCAATAGTACTACATTCTAAGCGGTCTATCTGTTGGTCACATGCCAGTACAATACCAAGTGCATTATCTGGAATATGTTTTACATCTAAATCAAAGTCGCGTAAGTTTTCCAGTACTGTAAGATCTTCTTTAATATTATTCTTATCTACCCACGGTAAACCGAGTACGTTATTATAGAAAGATTGTTCTTCAAAGTTTATCCATGAGTTCTTAAAGTCTTCAACAATCTTCTCAATAGTAGTAATCGGTGAATATAGTCTATTAACATGGTATCCCCTGAAACCCATCACATGCAGTCTGTGTGCTTTCCAGTAACCTTTTGCAACCATCCGTGCACGTTGCCCTTCAGTGATTACTTCATCACATCCTGGACAGTGTAGGCGTGCTGTAGTGGGTTCTGGTGCATTACGTCGTTCGTTGAACTTCACCCATTCAAACTTTATATTCTCCCATTCTAAAATATGGTCATGATCACAATGTGGACACACGACATGAAAATGTCTCTGGTCTGAGAGTTCCCATTGCTGGCAGATCATATCGTCCTGTACTAATGGTGTGGAGGCCATCACGATCAGGGAGTTCTTACCAAACTGAGTTGCACGCTGTTCTATGAGTGATAGGGGGTTGCCCTCATCTTGTTCTGGATCTACACCTGATAATTCATCAATGAAGATTGCAGGAACTGTAAGCGAGCGTAGGGACTGGCTAGAATTGAGGTTAACAAAGTATGTCTTAGTACCGTCAACGTTCTGTTGAGTGTGTAGATCGTTTACTGCATTCTTATCTGATTTGTCAGTGATTAATGCTTGAAGGTTTGGACACGCATTAATAGTATCCATCCATTTACCAGTACGGAACTTTTTCACAGTACTACCACTACTACCCGCAAATATCATATGGGAGGGTTTATTTGCCATCCTGTAAAGCATTGCATTTTGTAGTATTGTTGTCTTGAGTAATTGTGCACTACTCATTAAACAGATCTTCTGTACTGATGGATCTACTGTGGCGTTTAGGGGTTCTACTTGAAATGAAAATAATTTAGTTTTTTGTTGTGCCAGTGGTCCATCTGGAAATACAGTATATTGTTCACACCATTCAGATGGTTTAATCTTCGGTGGGGGTAATATTGATTTCAGACTCTGGTTCAGAATCTTCATCATCTTCTTCTGGCTGTTCTTCGTACTCATATGATCCTAATTCCCTTAGTTTCTCATCAATCCTTTCTTCTAGTTTTATCCGCAATGTATCCGCATCTTCACTTTCAAATAGTTCTACATAGATAGATGCCGGAATACTTCTTAGTACTCCGCGTAGTGCTGCAAAATAACCAGTTAGTGTTTGAGTTACATAATCAGTACTCAATACCTTTTCAGTACTGATATTTAATTCAATCTCAACTAAATCTGCTTCAAGTGATATCTTGCGTAATTTCTCTTTTTCAATCTGTTCTTTTACATCAGTATTTCGCAATGGTTGGATAATATTAATTAGTATCCATTGATCTATTTCTTTTTTACTTGCTTTCTTTGGGTGTGGCATTCCACGTTTTGCCCATTCACGGCTTACAGTACTGTCATTAACTCCCATACGTTCTGCAATTTCGTTTGTTGTATATCTATCGTTCAATTTGTTTATCCAGGTTTTGTTTGTGTTATTTAAAATATTTAATATGCAAAAAAAATAGTTCGCGGCGAAACTTCCCGATTGTGTCTATTCAGAGGGAAGTACCTATAGTATTTATTAACCCTACCATGTTATACTGTTAGGGAATCGGATTTGTTGGAGTGTTTATGAATCAGAAGCTCATCCAAACAGTCATTTCTGAGTGTCATCGTATAGAAGAGGACGCTCTTTACTCTTCTAAATCTCATTATAATGTTTCTGATAGATGGGATAAGCTGAATCTGTGGTTCGGTGTACCATTAGCAATCTTAACCGCTTTGAGTGGTATTGCCGCAATCAAGAGTACAGCCAATGCTGTTGTAGCTATTTCCATAACTGCTACAATTCTAACTGCATTAAATACGTCTCTTAACCCAAGTAAGCGTGCTGCACTTCATAAATCAGCAGCAAATGAATATAATAAATTAAAGAATGAAGTTAGAATATTTAGGGAAATATTGACTTCTAATTTTGATTTTACTGATAAAACTTTGATTGAAAAACTTACGAGTTACTCTGATCGACGCAATCAACTTAATTCAAGTTCGCCAAATATTCCTCGGTGGGCTTATGAGAAAACTCAAAGAGATGTTAACCAAGGCTTTACTAAGTATAATATTGACAAGGAATAAACATGACAGTCAGTACCTATCTTGAGTCTATTAAAAGCAATGCTTATCAAAGAGATATTACAATAACGAATTCAATTGCAACCATAAAAAACAGACTGAATGGTTATTTTGCTGGTGAACTTGTTAGTCATTTTGTATTTGGCTCATATTCACGTAATACAATGCTTCCTCGTAGCTATGATCCTTCTTCTGATGTTGATTATATGGTTGTATTCAAAAATGTAATATATCAGCCTCAGACCTACCTAAACAAGCTAAGGGGTTTTGTAAATTATTACTATCGTACATCTGAAATAAAGCAAAGCCACCCTACTATTCAATTGAACCTTAATCATATTACTTTCGAGCTTGTCCCTGCATCTCATAATATTTTATTTGGTTATCAAATCCCTTCCAACCAGGATTTTTTGAACCGTTGGATGAATACCGATCCCAATGCGTTCAATACTGATTTAACTAATTGCAATAAAAATAATAACAATTTAATTAAGCCTCTTATTCGCATAATGAAATATTGGAATGCCAATGCAGGTTATGTCTTTGAGTCGTATCAACTTGAAAAAGATATTGTTAGCTTTAACTATTTTTGGTGCTCTACCCTTAAAGAATATTTTTACTCTGCTGTAGAACAACTTTCAGGTTCCTATTATCTCGCACAATGGAAAAAAGATAAGATTCAGCGTCTAAAAAATTCAGTTATGATGTCAAAATATTATGAGCAGTTAAACAATCATTTTGCCGCCGAAAATGAAATAAAGAAAATTTTACCCATAAAATAATCTTGCCCCCTTATATTACTAATTATAAGGGGGTACAGCTCATTGTCTTTGCTTGAATCCAAAAAATCATTCTCGATATTTTTACTTGTAAGAATTGAGTACAGTTGAAACATTCCACCGTCGTACAGCTAAATGAGATTGCTAAGATTGTATGACCCGCTCCTCTACCATCAGTATCAGGAGATTACATTCCCTTATCGCTAAAGATAGCAGTTTTGTGAGAAGAGATAGTTTCCAATTTCTAATTTATAAGCCAGTTAGTTGCTGGCTTATAATCATCATGATTTAACAGATACTAATGCCAGAATAGATGCTACTGCGGCAGCCAACGAAACTATAAGACTTAATGTAGGTATATATAATGCTGTAACTCTTCTAAACTTGTTCTCTTTGTCGTTATACTGAATAAAAAACATCTTAATTTTCAGTAAGCGGATTAAAATTAAATCTTTTAATGCGGCCTTGTGTAAAACACCTGTAACACGGTGATAATGAAGTAAATTCTTTACTGCTTTCTCTATTTTTTTTGGTGTTATGTGTTTAACGTTATATGAATGATGGACAATCAAGGAATCATGTGTTGCTAATGAATCATCTGAAGTAGACGGAAAAAGAATTATATGCACAGCCCCCGTCGCACTATATGTAATTGAAAGTGCGGCTCCTTTTTGCCAATGATGATTAAACTTTATGCTTTCGGTAGTTTTTTCCTGCCGCATATTTCCAGTCATACGATCAGCGATCTGAAATGTCAGGCAATCAAAACCATAACCATCTGGTTCATCTTGCATATCAATTATATTAAATCTTATATGCTCTCCTGATAATTGGGTTGATAGTATTTCTAATTGCTTTTTTATTTTAGGTTTGAATATAATCCAGTTTACATTAGAAATTAATCTTCTAAGTTCGTCTCTTTCAAACTTTGCTCTAAGCTCTTTCTTCCACTCCATTATCTCCCCCTAAGCCTCTTGCTACTATAGATTATTTAGATTCTATCGTACCATAATTGATAAACTTACCCTAGGTCGATAATCAATAGTATATGTATGTTCTATTTGGTGGTAAAGTGTTAATGCTACATGGTATAGGCTATAATGATGATTACTCATAAAATCAATTCTTATATCGATATTTTCAGTTTATTATCGCAGTTTGAGTATTCGTCCATGTATAAGTTTGCATAAAAAATAGCACACTGGTTAGAGTAAAATCATATTGAACATTGTGTTTGAATGCTCTATATTTTGGTGATGTTAACTTTTGAGATTGCAGAATGAAATTTGTCTCTGAAAGAATTGACCATGTAAAAATAGCTAATGGATATTGTGTAATATGTGGTAATTTTGGCAAATTAAAAAAAGACCATGTTCCCCCGCAATGTGCATCTAAACCTTCACCTATGTTACAAAAAACGATTTCTGAGTATTTCTCTAATACTCGAGTACCACCAATTAAAGCAAAAAGCGGGACAACTTTTCGTACCATTTGTCACAATTGTAACTCGAATATTTTAGGATCAATGGATGCAGAAATAGGCCGTGTTACAACTGAATTCATCGAAAAGTTAAATGATTATTTTAGTGGTAAGTTCTTTTACAAAAATTATATTTCATTAAAATTTGATGCGGATAAATTTCTAAGAGCAATGATTGGACACCTTCTGGCTGCAACTTCAGTAAAAGATTGTATGAAGCCTATTGTTGATAGTCCTTTTTATACTCCATTGAGAAATTTTGTATTAGGCAGGAATCCAGACATTGGGGCAACTCATAATATTTACTATTGGTTTTATCCATTCAGAAAACAAATTACTGCTCAGTCAGTTACATTCTACAATAATGGACATCATAGTATATGTTCTTGCTTACATTTTTTCCCAATATCTTTTTTGGTTACACTGAAGGAGCAAGGAACATTTCCTATTCATGCAACTGAAATGACTCAATATGATCAATCTCTTCATTTTAATATGACAACGGCTAATATTGATTATGCTTCATTTCCCTTTGTAGGTTTAAAGAATAATCAATTTATGATGGTAATTTCTGGTCATACTTGTGTTAGTTATCCTAAATGATTTTCAACTAAAGGTTGAGAAATATAGACATAAGAACATAAGAACATAAGAACATAAGAACATAAGAACATAGTCCAACTGTTCAGCGACACGTCCCACACACACCAACTAAACAAACCTACCCTTTATGAGTGGGGCGTGTCGCTAATAGTTTACGCCAGAATGGTTATTATGGTAAAGTTCATTTTTCACTTTGATATATTGGATTTCTAAAAAAATGGAAGCTGAAACCATTACACAACTCATTGCAGTCGGTGGTACTTTAGGCGGTGCATTAATAGCTGCGGGTGTAACATTGGCAAGCCAATTAATCACTAAAAAATATGAGAACGAAAAACTAAAAAAACAACTTTTATTCAAAATACTCGAAGATGAATTAAAAGAAAAAAAGCAAACTATTAAACCTTTCATTCAGTTTATTAATTCTTTGAATCTTCCAGAAAATTTTAATTTTTATGATGATGGTGATCTTTTAGATCAAATTATGCTTTATAAACAGGATTTAATTAAAAGTAAAGCAAGTGACTTCCTTCTCGATTATACATTATACATGACACCACAAATTCACGATGCGATTTGGACGGTTACTAATGCTATAAATGATTTTGAAGAATTGGGAGCACGGTTTTATGATTCATCATTGAGTAAACAAGAAAACGATGAAATATTACTTAGAAATTGTAGCGGTAAGCCAACTGAAATTTGGGAAGCTTTGATGAAATTGAAAGGCTTGCTCTATAGTGAAGTTAACATAGCTGATAAATTATGAATATAAAAACTATAAACTCTACTCTTGTCGGCATTGTTGCAGTACTTCTGTTTTTAGCAGTCTTAGTACTCGTTAAGGTTCTATTCGCTGGTAGCAGGGGGTTTGAATGGGGGAACGCAGCTGATTTAACAAGTGCGTTATGCAATATCGTGATTGCGTCTACAGCTCTTTGTGCTGCTTTTGTAGCAAATAATTGGTTCGTTCAGAATAAAAAATTAAAATCCCTTTCTACCTCACATCAGTTGGCTATGAAATTTGAGATGCAGTTATGGGAAATAAATTCACGTTTATATAATGATGGTATAGTTCGTGCTTCCATCAGGAAATATGTTCAGGATAATAAAGAACTGACAGATGAAATAAAATCTAAAGTTGCTGCTGAAATTAATAAAAAGGCCACAAGTGATTTATCTGAACTTGCTAAGCTATATACGACAAGGTCAATGCTAGCCAGGTTTGATATTAAGTTAAGCGAACGGCTTGAAAATTTATTTAAAAATATATTAGAGTTAAGGCAGTCATATTTAGACAATCAATATATATATCTATTGACCATATGCAAACATATTAATTGCCCCAAGCATGAGGACGTAATTGCAGCTACAGAAAATCTTGAAAGTGTTAAAAGAGAGCTAGCTGCCATATTTCAGTACGAGCTATGTGAAACAAATATTGATACTGATTATTCGTTCAGCTAAATTTATAGTTAATTGATGTAAATAAAAAGGAAAGCTTATGCTTGGGGAGTCATTTAATCAATTCATGGTAGAGTCTTATTTGTCCAGTACCTCAATAGGTGGTGGGCTTACTGCTGTGCGGAAATGTAGAGCACATGATAAAGGTAGCTTCTATAGCAGCTTCTTTCAATTATCAATTGGCATAGAAAGGTTTTTTAAGATTATCTTCATACTCAATCATATGATCGAAAATAATCTTGAGAAGCCAGACTTCCGTACACTTAAAAAATTCAGCCATAATATTGCGGAGCTTCATAAAAACTGTTCAAGCTATGGTGCTAGCCATTTACCCAATTTGGAGTGGGAATTAAACTGGCAGCAAAACCTCATATTAGAAATGCTTTCTGAATTCGCTGATGCTTCAAGATATTATAATCTTGATAAAATTGTAAAAGGCAAAAAAGAAGTCAAAGATCCGTTAGCACAGTGGAACGAAATAATTAATTCTTGCTTCCGTAAACACATTACTGATTCTAGAAAACAAAAACTAGAAAGAGAATTAAATTTATGGGCCGACAAATACAAAGCATACGGTTACACCTGGAATAGAGGTCTTGATGGTGCGATTTTAAGCCAAATTGATGAGTATATACTTTCCTGGAAAGTAATAAACGTTTCACCTTATATTGTGTTTGAAATCATTGATATGTTGCAGCCTTATTATTATCTAATTTCTAAATTTAAAGATGATATTGACAACATTGAGCACAGTAAAGGGATAAGAGAACCTCTGGTTCCATATCTCCATGAGATATTTGTATTTCTACTTGTCCATAAGAAGTTAGCTTTGAGTAGAAAAACATGGAGTTTCCGTTATTAATTACATGGACATGTATCACATTATTAATCAGAGAGGCACTAATCATGATTAGTGGAATATATATCCATCAATGCTACATATATACATCTATGTCTTTTATTTAAGAAATGAGATTAACATGCTTAATATTAAAAAATATAATTTAATACTACTAAGTACCGTACTATTACTGCTGCTAATTGCTATATTAGTTGGTGTAAAAATATTATTTTCTGGTTCGAAAGGATGGGAGTGGGTAACTTTAATTGGAACATTATGTAGTGCTGTAGGTACATTAGGTACACTATGGGTAGCCTACCAAGCATACCTAAAAGCACCTGAATGGTTGTCGCAAAAACATTATGATGTAGTATATGGTGTTATTGAGAAAGCAATTTATCAAGATCTTAATAAAGTACGTACTTCAACCTTAATTTTAAAACATCAATTAGTGACATTCTCCAAAAAATATCGCAATCATTTAAAAAACGAGACCATACCCCAAGATTCACATGATGAGTTTATGAAGGAAACAGATGCTCTTGTTTCCGATTTATTCTTCACTTCTTACTCCGTTATTAATTCCTTAAAATCTATTGATAGAACTAATTATGCTTTAAGCGAATACACAAAAAACATTATTGCTGAACTTAAATTAAATATTGATGAATATAACGGACTGAGTATCGATTTCTATATTGCAAGTTCTGAGGTTCCTGCACTTATACAGGCCGATGAATGTGTGAGGGATCAAACTAGTAGTGAGCTTTTCGTTATACAGTCAAAAGCAATTTCACTTCACAATAAGATTTCATCTTTCATAAAAGATATATATGATGATAACTATCCAATTGATAACTTCATAACTCTAAAGAAAAAATGATTAATACCCTATCTTGCAAACCTATTAAGTTTGTAGAATTACTGATGACTTAATAGAAAAAGTCATACTTGATTCAAAATCATTAAGGATGCATATTAAAGAAACGTTTACATTTCCCAAATAAGCATCAGTTCTAAAACACCGGATTTATCATTGCATCTGGTGTTTTGAATAAATTTCTATTAGTAAATCTCTGTGTAGATTAGTACTAGGTAGTTCTTGCAATAATTGTATGTTATGCTTTTCAATTACTTGATAACCTAGCTCTAGTACTTCTACAATTCCTTTTTTAAAATCAAACTCATAGATGTACTCTCCATAGTTATGGTGTATAAAATTGACGCCTTTCATTCGTAGTCCTCACTTATTTTATTCATTTGTGTTTGAATAATAATTAATCGATTAATGTCGATCTCTGTTTGCAGTGCTAAGCTTGCTTGGAATAGTTCTGATTCACTCATCCTAGATAGATCAGGTGTTTCATTTATTTGAGTACCATCAATCTTCTGATGATAGAATTGTAGTCCTTCTCGTTGCAGTACTACACGTGTTGGGTGATTAAAGTAGACAATCTGATCCGTGAATACTGTCATAGTACTGTGATCCTCATACGTGTATCGGTGAAACAGATCATACTCTTCAGTTTTTAGTAATTTCATTTTTATTATCCTCTGTAGTACTGGTATTTATTAAAAAGGTGTGATTCTATAATAAAGGCCAGTTTATTTTCATAGTCTAATGGGTATACACAGACTCCCTACTCACTTTCATTTCCTCATAGTATGCCTCTCGGTGGCTTGTGTGTTGCGTATTCATCCGGCGGTGCGGCTTCACACTTTAATTAATTAAGTTCCTAGCTAGTATGGGTAGTGGTTCACTTTAGTGAGCTTCAACAGCGAACGACCCAAACAAGGGAGTTTACGACCGCGTAGTACTCACGAATACTTTAGACCGTAGGTCGACCCCAAATACTTTATTAATCACTTTGGTGAGTACATGGGGTTTGTTTGAGCGAAAGCAAGTAAAGGACTTGCTCGACCTGAAAGGGCGAAAGTCTGGTTATAAATTCTAAGATCAAAGGCGAGCTTGCGAGGTTTTGATCTTCGGACTTCAGTCCATTTTATATGTGTTATTATATTATAGTGTTCCATTAATGAAGTAAAATTCACAATTTCAACGGTAGAATGCGGGTTTCAAGCCATATATGTTGGAATATAACACTCCATTAATGGAATAAAATCTCTATTAGTGGATTAACTCATTCCATTAATGGAGTTAAAAAATGCTTCATTTACCATCAATGAAACCCTGTAGAATAATAATTAGTTCCTCTGCTGATGCTCCGCTATCATGTGCGTTTGCTAACGTCTCATAGAACTGTTTGTTGTCTATGTAGTGCATTCCGTCCTTTTGCACTTTGAATAGCTTCACTTTGCGTTTATGTGCTGCTATAAGAGCTTTTGATACTGCGGTTGCTACACGCCTTACCTTTACTGCGGTAGATTCACTTACACGTTCCTGAACTTCTTTTATATGATAGTCCTGGTAAAGATGTAACCTGGCTAAAACTTTCTCAGTACTGAATGTGATCAAATTGAAAACGATGTAATAGATCTTAAATCCACTATATGGCTTACCGTTACCCATTGGGACTGATGCTATTGCTTCATCAATTATCTGTTTTGCTTCTGGTGTAAGATCGTTGTCATAGTCTCCAAAATTCCCCGCAATGCGTAGGAATGGTGTATTGTCGTAATCTCGTGCTTTATTTGCCAT